GGTGTTGAAGCAGCTGAACTACTGCGCTGCGAAGCAACCCGCTACGAAAACGAATCTCAGGAGCTCCACTAATGGCTGACTCTATGGACCTCGTACAACAGCGCGTTGAAGAAGAACGCCAGCGCCTCATCCACACTGCCCGCAACAGAGCGCCGGGCGTTTCCCGTGTGCTTTGCATCGAATGCGATGCGCCGATCCCTCCAGCTCGCCGCCGCGCTATTCCGGGCGTGCAGTGCTGTGTGACCTGTCAGGAAATCGCAGAGCTTAAAGGCAAACACTACAACGGTGATGCTGTATGAATATCAAACATCACACTTTGAGTGGTGCGCGTATGAATTCTATCGATCTGCGCTGCTTTGCTTCTAGCACCATCAACACCATCAGTATTTCAGGCGGCAAGGATAGTCTTGCCCAATGGCTGCGGGCCATTGAAAACGATGTTCCTCATATTTCTGTCTTCGCTGATACAGGCCATGAACACCCCCAGACGATGGAATATCTGGACTATCTGGAATCAAAGCTGGGCAAAGTTATCCGTGTTAAAGCTGATTTCACTCGCCAGATCGAAGGCAAACGGAAATTCATTGCAGAGAAATGGCCCGTTTCTCTGGTTCAGGAATGCGGTATGTCTGCCGATGAGGCGGCAGAACGTGTGCACCGTGCCTTGGAAATATTGAAGCCCACCGGCATTCCTTTTCTGGACCTGTGCATGTGGAAAGGCCGGTTCCCTTCCACAAAAGCCCGTTTCTGCACCTTTGACCTCAAGCATGAGCCTGTCAGGACTCAGGTTGTCGTTCCTGCCCTGGAAGAGTATGACGAGGTTATCAGCTGGCAGGGGGTCAGGGCTCAGGAATCACCTGCACGCGCATTGCTGCCGGACTGGGAGGAAGATGCAGACAATACGCCGGGCCTGCACGTCTATCGTCCGATCCTTAACTGGCTGCATGAGGATGTCTTTGCAATTGCAAAGCGCCATGGCATTAAGCCTAACCCGTTATATCTGCAGGGCTGCAGCCGTGTCGGTTGTATGCCCTGCATTCACGCCCGTAAATCTGAACTTGCTGAAATTTTCCAGCGCTGGCCAGAAGAGGTTCGCCGGGTTGCTGAATGGGAAAGAATGGTTGCGGACTGTTCGCGCCGCGGTAATTCAACTTTCTTTCCCTCAACGCATGATACACGCCGGGCTGAAAAGCGTATTGAGGTCATCACTGTTGATGCTTATGGCATTGAGACTTATCGCGACTGGGCACTGACGACACGAGGCGGCGCGCAGTTTGATTTGCTGGCAAGTGCAAATGACAGCGCGGTTTGCAGCAGTGTTTACGCAGGAGTTTGCGAGTGACGGATATCAGCTCAGGCCGTCCCGTCGCGCCTCTTGTATCAGAACTCCCCGGTAGTGGAGGTAAAGCTACCGGGGCGAATCCCTGGACCGCGCCTAAAAAGGCAATTAACCCCTATCTGGAACCGGCGGAAGTAGCGCCGGAGTCAGCGCTTTCAAACCTCATTACTCTCTATGCTGCGGACAACGAGCAGAAACAGCTGCGCCGCGAGGCCCTGAGTAATGAGGTCTGGGAACGCTATTTCTACAATGAATCCCGTGATCCTGTTCAGCGAGAAATGGAGCAGGACCAGCTGATAAGCCGCGCCAAAATGGCCCGAGAACAGCAACAATTCAACCCCGATCTGGTAATCGTTGCTGACGTGAGCGCCCAGCCAGCGCATATCAGTAAGCCGCTGTTTGAACGGATTAAATATTTCGAGGGCTTGGGCAAAACGAAGGCATATTCCCGCTATCTGCGTGAAACCATCAGGCCGTGCCTTGAACGCCTGGAGCGCGTGCGTACCAGCCAGGTTTCTGCGTCATTCCGTTTTATGGCGAGCCACGACGGGCTGGAGGGTTTGCTGGTTCTGCCCGAAATGAGCCAGGAGCAGGTCAAGCGGTTATCTACTCTGGTGGCGGCACACATGAGCATGTGTCTGGATGCTGCCTGCGGTGAGCTGTTGACGGATGAAGACGTTACGCCGGAAGAGATCCGCCGGTCATGGGAAAGGGTGGCCGCTGAGGCTATGCGCCTTGATGTTATCCCGCCTGCTTTCGAGCAACTGCGTCGTAAAAAGCACCGCCGTAACCCGGTCCCCTACGAGCTTATTCCGGGCTCGCTTGCCCGTATGCTTTGCGCGGACTGGTGGAATCGCAAGCTGTGGCAGATGCGGTGTGAATGGCGGGAAGAACAGCTGCGCGCTGTCTGCCTGGTTAACAAAAAGGCGTCCCCGTATGTCAGCTATGAAGCCGTGATCCTCAAACGCGAACAGCGCCGCAAATCACTGGAGTTCTTCCGCTCGCATGAGCTGGTTAACGCCGAAGGTGACACGCTGGATATGGAAGAAGTGGTAAACGCCAGCAGCAACAATCCGGCACACCGGCGCAACGAAATGATGGCCTGCGTTAAGGGGCTGGAGCTGATCGCAGAAATGCGTGGTGAATGCGCCGTGTTCTATACCATTACCTGCCCGTCACGCTTTCACGCGACGCTTAATAACGGCAGGCCAAACCCGAAATGGACCAGTGCCACGGTCCGCCAGAGCAGCGATTACCTGGTGAATATGTTCGCTGCCTTCCGAAAGGCGATGCACAAAGCCGGGCTGCGCTGGTATGGCGTCCGCGTTGCCGAACCACACCATGACGGCACCGTGCACTGGCACCTGCTTTGCTTCATGCGCAAAAAAGACCGCAAATCCATTACCGCGCTACTGCGTAAATTCGCCATTCGTGAGGACCGGGAGGAGCTGGGCACCAATACCGGGCCGCGATTCAAGTCTGAGCTTATCAACCTGCGCAAGGGTACACCGACCAGCTATATCGCCAAATACATCAGCAAGAATATCGACGGGCGCGGGCTGGCGCAGGAAATCAGCAAAGAAACAGGCAGATCACTGCGCGATAACGCTGAGAACGTAAACGCCTGGGCTTCGCTGCACCGTGTCCAGCAATTCCGCTTCTTTGGTATTCCTGGCCGCCAGGCGTACCGCGAGCTGCGCCTGCTGGCCGGTCAGGCTGCCAGGGCGCAGGGTGACAAGAAGGCAGGCGCGCCGGTACTGGAAAACCCGCGTCTGGATGCTGTTTTGGCCGCAGCGGATGCTGGTTGTTTTGCCACCTATATCATGAAACAGGGCGGCGTCCTGGTTCCCCGAAAACATCACCTTGTCAGAACTGCCTATGAGCTTAACGACGAACCGAGCACCTACGGCGATCACGGTGTTCGTATTTATGGCATCTGGTCCCCGATCATTGAGGGCCGGATCTGCACTCATGCAGTGAAGTGGAAAATGGTTCGTAAAGCCGTTGACCTTCAGGAGGTGACAGCCGACCAGGGCGCTTGCGCCCCTTGGACTCGTGGCAATAACTGTCCCCCTGTTGAAAATTTGAACCACTCAGGGGGGGAGGTACCGGATATTAATTCCCTTGATGAAAAGGCGCTGCAGGACTACCTGCACGGAATGGGAAAAAAGGAGCGGTGGGAGTTGGTTGCCCGACTCAGGCTGGTAAAACCGAAGCGAAAAAAGGCTTATAAGCAGGATATTTCTGAGCAGCAGCTCCTGCAGTTGAAGCATGAGCTGCACTCCAGAGGCTTCGATGGCAGTGAGTATGAGGTGATTTTACTCCTACGTGGCGGTAGCCTTCCGTCAGGGGGAGGGCTGCGCATCTTTTACCAGAGCGGGCGCCTGCGTGAGGATGACAAATGGCGCCAGTATTACTGACACATCGGATATTTTTTCTGTTTTTGACTCATATCAGGTCTTCATTATTGAAGACCAAAAAAGCGTTTTACATTTAGAAATTGGTAATACACTGTATATACATACAGTTGTATTGTGTTGGTGGCCGTAAAAGGAGGTAAAATGCAGGATTATCTTTTGGAGTCATTGAAACTTCAGCGCATTGATTTTTTCTTAAAGCTGGTAGCGGCAAGCGATTGCAGCGACGAAGAAAAGCGGCTGGCTATCCAGTGGGTTTCTGAACTGACTGACGAGTTGATGGCAAAAATACGTAACCATGAGTACAGCAGCAAAATGGACGCTACCAGTTAGGGGGAATCTATGCGCATTGAAATAATGATCGATAAAGAGCAGAAGATAAGCAGTCAACACTGGGAGTTCTTGAATCCGGGCTTTACCGAAATTTGCGCTCCCTCTATCTCAAAACAGCAATCCGCATACCTAAGGGAAGAGCTAACGACATTGAGTTGAGCGTCTTAAAGTTCGATGAAGACAAAAAGCGGGTGATGTAAATCATGGAGCATGTTTGGAAAGGTGAGAGCTGATATTAGACATTGATTTAGTTGAAAATATCAACCTCATGCAGTGTCGTATCAGGTCTGTTTAAGCGAAATTGCAGGCATTGTTGACAAGTGTTATGAGCGCAAATTGATTTTTTGATGTGTTAAGTTACCAACATTTTCGGCGTGGATTATTGTAAAACAAGACATAACGTTTATGATTGATAAAATAAAAAAAAACTAAATAGGCAGGAAAGGAGTTTAACCGATGCCTGGGATAGAAAATACACAGCAAAATCAAGTTGATGGAATCGTTCCAGCAATACAAATCGATTTAATCGAAGAAAATATAGAACAGCCTATCGCTGTCGGATACCTATATAGTCAGCATATAAGTGCGCTTGTGCCACAATGTCCTCCTGCTGAAGCGACAGAATGTGATAAAGAATGCTGGCGTTTTACTCTAAATCCAATAACTAATAACTGCTTTTGGCCTCCGAAAAGAAGATCACCACATAGAAAGGCCTCCGACGATGGTGAGGAGTGTTCGATGTGGGCGTTGTCCATGTATGAATCAGAGGCGCAGGCTACAAGAGCCTATTCCATGTTGGCTAAGAGCATAAAGAACATACGGAAATCCATTGGTGATCATCTTTCTAGAGGTCTAGTAACCTGTGATGATGGTAGATGCACGCCTTCTAATAGAAGAGGTCACTTTGATTTTCACCCTTATGTGGGCGCGAACTTCGCTGATGGGTTCCGAGTTATACGAGCATTACCATGATAAGATTAGATGCTAGAAGGATAAATGCTTCAACTGTCGGGGATTATTCCTGGTACTCTGACCTTGTAAATTTTGATGGTCCCCTTATTTGCTTGTTTAGAGGAAGTGGGTATAAAGATGCTCTTTATGTCTGGCTTGATAATTCAGAGCGTGCCAATCGCTGGTGCTTAATTCCAGTATCAAGATCTACTTTGGACTCATATCTTAATCAAAGGATGAGTTTAAGGGAGATTATACAGTCAAGCGAATATACATATATTTGTAATCACTATGCTGAAACAGGAAGGAAAAACTACAATATTCTACATGTTGATAGTTTTCCTGACGAATACATGCCGGATGAAGATTCATATTTGTATGAAGATATATGTACTGATGATGCGTTGCTATTGAAGCAGGAACGCACCTCCAGTTATATGCTTGGTTTAGATAATCAGTTGTTTATAAACGATTTATCTGTAATACCAAAAATTTTCGAACAGCTTTATTCTTTTCACTACGGATTGGCTCATTTAGGTCGAGTGTCGATTCGAAACACCATGTTGCGATTGATGGGGAATTGGACAGGTGGGATATCTGCAGTAAATATATTTTCAGGTTTAAAGAATGTCATACCCGTTTTGCATCGACCGGAGATTAGCTCACTTCAATATAATTCTCCAGGGCATATTGAGTTAAATTTACTTCCCGATTTGGCTCAGAGTGTTCAAGATGCATCTATGCGTGTGGAAAACGAGATTATTTATTCTCGCTTAGAGAAAATGTATAAAGATACATATGCATACTTCAAAGATAAAGGGCTGTCAGGTTTTGATGAAGACGGTGGTATTGAAATAAGAAATATCGATGATGATACTACTGAAAACCTACGCAAACGCGTAAGAATATTCTTTAGATGTTTGGGATGGTCAAGTTATCAATCTCAGTTCGAACTGATCGGTGCCCATCCTCTACAGCAATTACGCGCTGTGATGGCCTACTACAGACGACTTAAAATATTGCGTGAATACATTGTCTCCGAGAAGCTTTTTGTTGGTCAGTCTAGGGTATTGCGTTTGCCACAAATTGCTCTTCCTCCTGAGGCATAGTTTCATGCGTTATGCTGCATGTATCCGCATGATCGTTTTTGGAACGTTTTAGTCAAGGCCCGCCAGGAATGGCGGGCTTTTGATTATGTTATGCAGGTGCATGAAAACCACTACACTAAGCGGGCAGGCGTGGCGGGGCTACGAGCGCGCGCTCATGGTTTTCAGAAAGAAATTATGGTATTTAGAACATACAAATAATCACCATTTCAAGGATATCTGTAGCATGGCTATGTTAGTGGAAAACTGCCCAAGGTGTGGTGCACAAAAAATAGCATTTGATGTTCTGGGGGCAAACTGCTGTGGTACGTATGAAACATTTTCCGGAGAAAAATTACCCGAATATGAGATATATTGCGTATGCAGGGAGTGTAAGAAAACAACAATATATATTTGTGATAGTTTAGATAGGGGGCGTGATCTTAGCAGCATTAACTGGGGCATGGCCTTATTTAAGTTAACTGATATCGCTAAAGTAAAACGTGCAATTAGTCCAGCAGACTTAGATGCAGGAGAGCCACCAGAATTTTTGCCTCAGCATATACATGAAGCTTTTGTAGAGGGCTCTAAGTGTTTAGCTATTGGTTGCTATAACGCAGCAGGAACTATGTTTAGGTTATGTTTGGATTATGCAACTAAGGACTTACTACCTAAGGAAAATGCTGAACCAAATCAAAAAATACGGAGAAGCTTAGGGCTAAGAATGAATTGGTTGTTTGATAACCAGCGGTTGCCGGAAACTTTAAGGGAATTGGCTGAATGTGTGAAAGATGATGGCAATGATGGCGCGCATGAAGGGGTTTTGGATTATGCGGCTGCGGAGGACCTTGAAGA